TAGAGATAGCCCCGTCTAATGCCGAAATGTCCGCAAGCTTCATCTTTTCTAACATAATGATATCGTCAAGAATGGCATAAATCATTGGACTAGCCCAAACGAGCCAATCGTCCTTTTTGTAGAAATATGCAGACACCTTGTCTTCATCTAGAGGAATTAGTTCTTGACCGTTCTTAATGGCTGCGATGATATCCGGAGGAAGCATTGAAGATAGTCTTGAGTTATCAACCCCGCCAGAAAGTCCTCTTTTGGCTTGTTGTCTAACGACCCTAGATACCTTCATTGCGTATTTAGGTTGTCCAACGAACGTCGCTAATTCATTTCCAATAACTTCTATAGACAGCGGGTTTAGAAAATCAAACTTCCATGGAATCTCTCTTTTGTTGAATATAAGATCTTGAATCTCCATATCTGGAGAGGCGGAAGACCTTAGTTCTCTCTCAGCCTTTTTGCTGATTTTTGCCGTTCGTCTTTTTACTACGACATTTCCGCACCTATAGAGCGTATTGAGGAACCGTTCTGTTCGCTCTTTTCCACTTACTTTCTGAAACCATTTGCGATAAAACTTTTCTATTCGTTTGTTAGGATGAACTAGATTAATCCCTTGAGACGCAAAGTCAGACATAAGATCTATTACATTGCGGATAATACCTACTCTGTCATAGGCGGCCATGCACATCTGCATAGCTTCTTTTTGCTTTTTAGGAACCGCTTCTGAGCTTCTGAATTGATTATAGTCTTCTCTACTAAATCCACTCCTAACAGATCTATTGGTTTCTATATCTAGAAAAGAAGTTCTTCTATAAGCTTGAGATTTTTGTATCCCTTCATAATAGTCAACATTGTCCGCTGTTTCTACTAAGACTTGCTGTTTTTCGGACTCGTCAGCCCAAGTTACAAACCCTTGTGTCTTCGTCGATTCTGGAATCTTGTCTACCATCTTTACCTCAGTCATATTGTAATTGGAATGATTGTGAAATTAATCTAATTGATTATACACCAAACTAATAAACATCTTTCATGCCTTCTGTAAACCAAGATGGCCCTATGAAGCTTTCGCCACCTGAACCCACTACTTTTCCGGCCCATCCACCTACAGGACTATAGTCTCTAGGCTTAGGAGTTCTGTGTATTTTACGTGCTGACATGTTAGCCATAATTAACGAAGAGTAACGATCTTTTCTAAGTCTATCCTTCCTTCCTCCGGGAAGTTTTACTTCTGGCGTGTCCCATTTGTCACGCCCAGAAACAGTCTGACTCATTATAATCATTGACAGTTCATCTTTGAGTTCTTCAATTTCCATAACACAATCTTCTAGCGTGTCATATAGTCTATTTTTTAGTTTATCGTCAGATATAGCAAGACCAATAGTTGCAGCATCGAAATATGGGAATAAGACCACGTTGTCCTCAAAGTCTTTTCTAAGCCCGTGATTAGCCTCTGCCACCCAATCAGCTTTAGCAAACTGCACCATTTCCACAATATGTAGACCAACCTGATCATCTGTGTCTTTTTCTTTCTTATCGTCAATAGTTGGCCAGATAGGAAGTTCGCCCTCTTGAATTTTATCTTTGTCATGTAATGCTTCAATAATAGCAATACCGCCACCTTGAGCGTCTAAAGCGATTTCCTCACAGGGGAATGTCTTCATTAGGTCTCGTATTTTTCTAGAGCAATAAGAATAGAAGTCTGTCTCGCTAACAACTCCCGCTTTAATCTTTTCTTTATGCTCAGATCTATTTGTCGTCCAACAATAAACAATTCTGGTATGATCTTCATGCAATTCCATTACGATAATAGAGAAATTGTCTACCTCGGAAGCCGGATCAATACCAAATACATATCTCCCCTTAGGATTTCCCCTAATAGAAGCGTGATAATTAACATCCCCACTAGGGAAACTAATAGGATTTTCTGGAGACGCAACACACTTCTCAATGAGAGACCTCTTAAAGAACCCATTGCTATCAGTAGAGAAACACGCCCCAAATTCCATCTGATAAATACCAGAGTGAACAGTGGCTCTAGAACGAGCAACCTGCCCAGCATCCATAAAGCCATCAGGTAATAGTTCAAACGGTATACGGATAATAGAATACTGAGTCCAATCAAAGTCTTTAGGAACCTCAACGTCTCCGAATATTTCGGCTAATTTTTTAGGATTACCTTGTGTTTTGATTATCTGTTTCCATTTTTTCCAGTATTCCGCAAAATGATTAAAATCATAATATGCCGTTCCTGAAAGTACAATCTGGTTTCCTATGTGGGTTTTTTCGTGTAGAGTTTCTTCTAACTCAATACCCTGTTCTTTTGCTAATTTCTTGGTAGCCATGCGTTTTACGTTTTCGATTGGCGACGCGCTAACAGCCGCAAAACCAGCTACCACATTTTCAAAGATGCTACGAGGAATAGATGCAAATTCGTCTGCAATAATATCGTTTGCACGTTGACCACGAATCTTAGAGCCATCACCTAAAGGTAAACATGTAATGGTACTATCTCCAATCATCATGCGGCACATGTCCACACTTCTACGTGGGCCGCCATTGGTTCCTGCTACATCTCTTAAGATAGGAGCGTTTCTCCATATAGTATCCATGTATTCAAACAGGACTTTAGATTGACGAAAAGCCGCACCGACAATGACGATTTTTCTTCCGGGCATAAGCAAAGCCCGAATCATAGCGTAAAGAGATAATATAAAACTTTTCCCAAAACCACGACTCGCTATTAACATTGGGAACTTTCTACCCCATACTTCCCTTAGCATAAGGGCTTGTGCGGGTAGTATCTCTATATTAAATATATACTTACAAATAAAGGAGAAGTATTCTGGGTTAGCAAGAAGCCAAGTAAGCTTTACATGGAACTCTTCATCAAAGTCCATGGAAAATGGGTTGACTATACTAGAGTCTTCCACATTTAAATTGAGCCATGCGTCTTGTAATATTTTAGAAGTATTAGTAATACTGTTCACGTATCAATATCTCCGTAACTTCATCAAATATCCTCATTGCGCGACTTTCGGCATCTTCTTTATTGTTACAAAATAAAAACACCACACCAAAGTTTTCTTCCAGTTCTCGTATTCTCCGCCATATGAACTTTCCATTCATACGCATGTGTTGCCATTTCTTTCTTGGTATACCTGAGTTCTCAGGAAACGACATAATGTCGTCTATGGAGAACTCACATACGATGTATGCCCAGCGAAATTCTGACATGCGGTCCATTTCTGCTTCGAACGCTTTCTTCTTTTGACCAAGATTCATAGCTATTTCGCCTGTGCTGGCCTTGCGTTCAATTACTAGGCTCTTTTCCAAGCCAGCTGCGGTATAATCACCCGTCTTCAGTCCTCTACTCTTAACGGTCTTACACCGCTCATGAGAGCTGAAATCCCAGCCATTCTTCTCTCTCGTGTCTCTTAAGATTATGTGTTCATTTTTCATTGTCTCTTAGTATGTCCCAAAAAAGAGGCGCATAAGTTCTTTCTGAGCCTGTCACTTCCTTGTGACATTTCCAGCATAAAGTTATCCCATTGTTTAAATCATAACGCATGTGTGGTGATTCTGACCATTTTATTATGTGATGAGCATTGAGCCTTGACCGCTTCTTCTTGCATCCGGGCATTTGACACTTATGAGAATCTCTCTTATAGACTCTCTTGCGCCACTCTGCATATACCGGATCATCATAGTCCCTCTTCATATTAACCTCTTAGTGGCCAAAAAACATGCCCGCATAAAACACCTATTATAAATGGTATCATTGGATGTTGCTTAGACAGTGTATATAAAACAATACTTATAGTTGCGTTCACATTATGAGACAGGGCCATTACGGCTAAGTCCCATATCAATACTAAACAGAAGCTGATAATAATCAGCACTTTAGTTACGTTTATAAAATCCATTCTTTCACCTCCGAATTAGAGATGATACTGTCTTTATTTTTCTCTAAATGCTTCTGGCATTCAGGACAACTTTCATATTCACCATTCTCATGGGGTTCCAAAAAATGATGAAGGCTCAAGATCCTAAGAAAGTTTAATCTTTGATTCTCTAATCCTCTTGCTAGTCCTTGATATACGTTTTTTCTAAATTCCCTCTGTTCGTCTAAATCCGGTACTTTAATTGTTAATTCAATCTGTCTTTGGCTTTCTTCATAGAGCATATACCCAACTGTTGAAGTTGCGGCAAAGTTCAATAACAAAAGCACTATAATCAATTTTTTCATCGGTGCCTCGTCTCGCTTATGGAATTGTTTTTAAAATCCTCCGTTAGCTTGTGGCCCAATCCTAGTAATCTTAGTAACCCTTATCGAAAAGGATAGATTCATAACTAAATCTCTTACTGCCGGTGTATCATTGATAGTAATCATTTCTTGACCAATTTGCTCTATAGATAAAGCACACGCTTCGTCTGGATCTTCCGCCTTGATAAATACATAAGTTTTGCCTCTTACGTATTTAAATATTCCTAACCTCTTCAAAAGAGGCAGAATCTTCGTAATATCTATCTCTGCTTTGTATATCATTGATCACCATTTTATCCACTAGTTCCTCAAATGTAATCTTTGGCTCCCATCCTAGATCATATTTAGCCTTAGAGTAGTCCCCTCGCAAAAAGGGTACTTCAGAAGGTCTTAGTAATTTTTTATCCGTTTCAATATAATCACGGTACTCATATATATTTATACACTGAAATGCCTGCTTTACAAACTGTTCTACAGAATGTGACTCAGCGGTGCAGATCACATAATCCTCCGGCCTATCTAACTGTAGCATCTCCCACATTGCCTCTACATAATCCGGCGCATAGCCCCAATCTCGCCTCGCGTCTAAATTCCCTAGCTTCAATTTGGGTACATCATTTCCTTCTAAAAAAGATATATGCAAGTCAGCTACATATTTCGTAACCTTACGCGTTAGGAACTCTTCTCCGCGTCTTTCGCTCTCATGGTTAAACAGAATCCCCGAACAGGCAAACAACCCGTAGGCGTCTCTGTAGAGGCCTGTAGCTTGATGAGCCGCCACCTTTGCGATAGCATAAGGAGACCGCGGATTAAAAGCGGTTATCTCATCTTGATAACTACAACCATTATCATCGTAATCAAAGTTATCGCCGAACATCTCCGATGACGATGCTTGATAGAACCGAGGCTGCTTGGACATGCCGCGAATCACTTCTAATATATTCATGCAGCCTTGTGCAGTTATATTCCAAGTGGTAGTTGGTTGTTCAAAGGAAGTTCCAACGTGAGACTGGGCA